TCTCAATAGACTGATCAGAGGTAGTATCAACTGGCTTATTCGTTGTTGCGTTTGTATTGCTACCCATTAAACCGTACCACCTTGCGTATAAACATCAGTGCCGTCTGAATATAAAGCGACACCACCAAAGCTAACATTAATAATTAAAGGATTAGCGCCTTCTATAGGCTGACCATCTTCACGAACGATAGAGATAGTATTAGTTCCGTCACAATCACCACTCTTATCTTTTATCTCAAAATTCCATGGATTAATAACAGTTCCTGATTCTCTATCAGCATCTAAGATAGTAAAAGTGACCGGCGCAGTTATCTCAGTGTATTCATAGCGATTAACTAATCCAACACCGGTATTAGAATCGCCTGTAACCTGTGTTGCGCTAAATCCTGATAATGATGGAACAATAAATCGACGGATAGCATCAACAGAATATGTATTGCCGTCATTGCCGACCAAATAAGTGCCAGCGCTAACACGATCAACCTCGGCTAATTGATTTAATTTAACACCATCATAAGGATAACAAGAGCGACAAGAACCTATGCCGCACCCGCAATATCCGTAAGGGTAATCTGTACTCATGGAACCACCAATACAGCGCCTTGATTATTCTCTAAAACGCCATTTTCATCGTTATCGTAATAATCAAAGAAATAGAAATTATACCAATAGTTATTAGATCCCCTTGGCATTCTAGAAGGCCTAGACATACATGGAGGTCTTCTGCGTCTATTTCGGATTGATCGTAAAGCATTATCTGCTTGAGCGCGTTGTAATTGCGATGGCTCATAAAAGTATTGTGAAGCTATCATTAACGCTAGGTTTCTATAAAGTGCCACTAAAGGCTCCTCAGAGCCAATCGTATTTTGCATTCCTGTAGGCCTATTGCCATACAGTTTGAATCCTTGAGCCTCCCACATGTCCAGCATATCAATGAACATATCAAAAGCTAATTCGAAATCACTCGCTGACGGTGTCTTGAACTTCGTTGACTGGCCCACTTCCCTCAGAGCTTTCTCTAGAACGTACTTCACTGTCTTGCTGCTCATCTTTAACCGCCTTCTTTCTAGTGGTTTTGGTAAGCTGATTCAATTCACGAATCCAGCCATCTTTCAAAGCTTTCTTAATCTCGTCTTCAGTATTGCAGACTTTAACCTTATAGCCAATGCGCTCCTTACCGTTGTAAAAAGATTGGCTTTTTTGATTATTATGTTTTGCGCAATATTTAAAATAAGCTGGCATAGTTATACCTCAAAAAGGGGCCGAAGCCCCCTATAGTTAAGCCTGTGCGTCCAATAGAACACCTATTTGCTCGGGTTTCTCAATATTCCAGTCATACCATAAACCAATACGATACGAACCTGTAAAGTCATCAATATTACCATTGAATGCAATGATTCCATTGATTGGACCTACTTGGAACTGCTCCGCAAATAAGTTAGGGAATAGCTCGTGATTTAATGGAATAGGACTTGAAGCCAATACCATCGCATCTTTAGCCATAACCACGTTCGAACGACGTGCAGCTGTATTTAACCAAACAATCGTATCACCATTAGAAATAGTGGTATTGATGTTTGCATACGCCTTTTCAAGATCACTTAAAGCAGCATCATCCAAAGCAATAGGACGTGGTGAAACCGTAATTTCATTCGTGCCTACTGAAGTAACAGTAAATGTTTGCTCATAATCAAGCTGAATCTTCTCATCAAGCGATACTGCAAATACATTAGCAATGTAGAACTTATCACCAACATTAATACCTGTTGTTGCTTCATTCGTAGGAATGGTTGCATAGCGGTTATCAAATGGGACCGGAGAACCATTGTTCGCAAGCTCAGTAGCCTGTGGAGCAAATGATTGATCACCGTTAACAGTTAATGATGCAGCCTGAGCAGTTACACGTTGAAGTTTTGGATGCGAATAAACGTCATCGAAACCAGCAACACGATTCTGCAATAGGTTTTGCTTGTAAGCGTCATCAGGTAAGTTTTGGCTGAAACGCGCATTAGAAGTAATTAAGTTCTTACCGCCAGCACGATACGCATCGGGGTTAAGGAAAGCACAAACACCGTCATCAATATTGAATTCGGTATCTTCCATACGAGTGGTACATGTTGAAAGGCCATCCCACAAATCGAAATCAGCAGAACCAAACGCAGCAGAGTCAGTTACACAGAATGAGCCGTAAGTCGCAGCAGTGCTTAGACCTTTAGCCTCCATGTCACCTAAAAGACGCATAGCATCAGCGCGAACAGCACGACGGTAAGCAGTCTCATCACGTACGTCATCAGCACGTAATTGTCTGTATGTGTTGGTTGGGTCGCCTAAAGAGCCTTGGATTGATAGTTCAAGAACGCCGTCTTGTTGACCTGTCAAGTCCCAGCCCTCTTTAACGACTGCTTGCTGTTGGATAGGTTTCCAGTATTGGTTTGCTGAACGCTGTAGACTTGCCGCACCCGGATCGTATGCTTGAGTCATATCAGTTAACGTATGAACACCTTCAAAGACCTTTACAATCTCGTCAATGCCATACGTGATCAGCGCACCTTCATTTAAAGAACTAGACATAATTTATCACCTTATATTTGTCTAGCTTCTTACTGTTTTAGCCGCGTTGTACTCGATCAAGCTGCTTGCGTAGTTCGATATATTGCTTGTGATCGCCCTTGTCAGCAGCTTTCTTCATAGCAGCTTCAATAGAAGCCACGCCAGAAAGTTCGTTACTTTTCACAGCCGTTTCAGTAGAAGCGGTTGATTGTGTATTTAACGAAGAACGACTATTAACAACCTTATGCTCTAAGGCAGCAAGCTTTCTGAAAGCCTCAACCTGCGAACCTTGAGTTAAACTAGCAGTTAGATTTCTATCATGTCCTAAAGCAGCTAACATCAATGGGGCATTTTCACCGTATTGATCTTTAATCAGAAGCGCACCTTCAACACCAAGGATGCTTTCTGCCTTATCAATCAATGTATCGAAGTTGGGGATTCTATGCCGTACATCTTTAGCATGTTCATCAAACCCTTCTTCAATCTGTAAATGAAAACGAGCCTGCTCTGAATGGCCTTTATGCTCTTGCTCAGCCTTTGATGATAGATTCCGTACAGAATCATTGTAATCATCTTTAGCGTCTTCAAAAGCGGCCAATGCTAACTGCTCATTACCACCATATTGATCATATAGAACCTTATCATTTAAGAAGTCGGTTCTTCTTGGCTTCTTTAGTTCACTTGTATCGGCCTGATAAGGCTGACTCTCAAGCTGTTTAAGTTTATCTTCAAGCTCACGAGTGCGCTTTCTTAAGATTCGCTGCTCAGCATTTTGCTTGTTATGTTGTCTTTCTTCATCGGATCGCGAGTCCACAAGTGTACTTAGGTCAATTTCCGGTGCTTCTGTCTCTGTGGCTTCATTGGGTAAATCCGCCTCTGTATCCGCCCCCGCTTCTACAGATTGATCTAAAAGACCTTCTACTACGTTTTCTTCTTGTTCCAGCGTTTCGGTATTACCGCTCATCTTTGATGCTCCTCAAAATGGAAAAGGGTTAGTTTCTCAACTTTAAGCCAGTTGGCAGCTATATAACTTATTCTAATATATCTAAAAATTAATGCAAATTACATGAATTGACCGCGAAAACGCATCAAGTCCTCAATAGCCATATCTTTGATTCTAGCTTCTAATTCGCTATTAATTAGGTCTACAGTCTTTTGCGCATTGTCTAATTCAACACTAGACGTTTCTGCTGTTTTCTTCTCGACATCAGCGCCAGCAACAACAGCATCAACCATAACCTTTTGACGTTTAGTTTCAGAATCAAACGCCTTAATCTCATTGGACTGCGCATCATTAACAGCTTTCTGCTGTGCTTCAAACATTTCTCGCTGTTCTTGCATTTGATTAGTTTGCGCATTGATCATTTCTGCTTGAGCTTTGCCTGCCTCAGCCTCAGCCAATATCATAGCCGGGTCAGGTTGCTGATTAGCTTGAGCTTGTTGTTCCCTTCGCCTTGTTGCTTAGACACAAAATACAGCATGATGACGAGACGCACAGGGTCAGCAGGGTCCATTGAGATATACATATCTTTCAGGTTGTTCAATGTGGCATCACGTTGAGACTTATACGATGGACCAATATCAAAGTGAACATCAAAACGCTCATCATAGACCTTATTTACCTGAACAGTTTGAAACTCTATTTGGCCAAACATATCCATAGTTGGTATGAACTGAGCAGCATTAATAACTTCCTCAGTCGTAGTACCGTCAGCATTTGTTACAATTACCGTGCGCTCAACATCGTAAACTTCAGCCGCCATCGCTGCATAGATTTCACCATCACGACGCATCGACTCAGCCCAATTATCTAAATAGATATAAGACATTATGCCGATCTCTTCACGTATTTGTTGAAGCGCCACACCTGAGATTGATGTTTCCGCCGCTTCATTAGTAATACCCGGATTGCTAAGGAGGTCCATCATTTGAGGCATTGCCCCGATAATGTTAGCCACAGCAGGCGGGATTTGAGGCGGTTGTGTATTCTCTTGAGCAAAAGGAATTTGATTGCCCGACTCATCAACGTAAAGCTTGTTCTTAAGCTGATAAGCATAAGTTTGATTGTTGGCGTTTTCCCATAAATGTTCGTGACCTTCAATCTCTCTAGGGTCAAAGACAGGCTTAGGAACCGGGCTAAACATCATCATTGAAGCTAAATAGTTAAACGCAGAGTTAATTAATGTCTGCGGATCTTTTAGCGTTTTGACAATGCCGTAGAAGTTCTCAGTGCCATTAACGAAATTACGCTCACCGTAAGCAGGTACAATAGGAATCATGCCGCCGGGTACTTTAGTGCGCTTTAGAATCTCAACACCGTTGAACAAATACTTAAAGCATTGCTTCTCTGTTTTGGTGCGTTTGTTCATTGGTTCGCCTAGACCTTGCTCCTTTGCTGACTCCTTTGTAATGATAAAAGGTTGACCAGTAGCAACATCCATATATTGATAATACGTTGTTTTAACAGGCTCTAATTGATAATACTCGAGGATGTTTATCTTCTTATTGCCATTGTTAAAGAATGGATAGCGGAATGGTCTATTGAAATACAGCTCATAGATGGATTCATAAGGGCTATCGAAGCTGACAAATGATACGTCCTCCTCATCAATATCATTCTCTTCTAGGAATCTTTTATAAGCCAGCTCATCAAAATCATGGATAACACTACAACGTGTAGCGTCTGACTTATCGTATAAGACTGAATTGCAATCCCAAAATACTTTACGTATAGCTTCAGGAATAGCCTCGCGCCTGACTTCTAGATTAGTGCTTAACGTGTTTTGGTCATCTTCCTCTTCAGTGACTAAACGCCATGCACCATAACCGCAATCAATCGCATCATCTTGAGCTATCTGAAAACATTGCTTTGACTTAGACAATCTGCGATCAGTCCGGTATTTGCCCTGCATGATCTCATCAATATTGTCATCGTCTTTGGATTTGTTGCGGAACTTAACTTCAACTTCATTCTGTCTAAATTCAGCCTGTAGTCGTTTTCTTTCCCTTGAAACAATATCAAACTGACCTTGGAATTCTGTTGTACAAATCTCGGATAGCAAGTCATCAGCCTGCCCCCATCGCGCAAAGTGTAAGTCAGTGATACGCTCATCTAAAACTTCTTCAACCGAATCCCTGTCTTGCCCGTAATTTAGGGCTATCTGATAACCTTCAATCATCGTCTATATATCTTCTTTTGGGGGGGCGTGTGAGTCTTAGGAGCTTTCTTTATAACAGAAAAATCCGTCATTGTCATCATGACGCTATCTGCCATGTTTGGAGATGGTATTCCCATCTTTCGCATTTCGTCTTTTGTCATGATTTGTATTTTACCATTACCATTTGGTTTTTTAGGTATTCGGCATATTTCTGAGCGTAATTTGTCTAGGCTCTCAATATTAGACGAAAAGCTTATCAACTCATCAGGATTGATATATTCTCCTTTCGTCACGGCTCTATATGTATTATACACACGATCACGTAATTTCCAGTAACATTGCGCCCTTTTATTGAAAAATGCTTCCTTATTTGTCTTTGGCTTTTTAAATACTGTCTTATCA